CCGGGTTGCTCTTCTACTACAAGCCCAGCAGCTCTTAGTCTGTCTGCGATACCTAAGTCTCTCATTGCTGTCCTCCGAGTGAAATAATTGCTGCGGAAAGTCCTTCTGAAATAGCCACCCTTAACTCTGTAACAGTTTCAGCCAAAGCAATCCTAGAGCTTATCTCTTCTGAAATTGCTTGCGCTGCAATTAACTCTGGTGCGGGTGGATCGGGAAGAATCTCTAATACTGGCAATCCAGTGATCTCTGTGACTACCGGTGGGTCCGTGGTGTAGTCAGTGAGGGTAGCGGTGCCGTCATTGCGGTCATCGTATGCCTCAACAAGGGTGCCATTGTTGTATGTATTAATCACGCTACCCACCTTGCTCTGATGATAAATGTCGCATACGAGGTGTTTCCAGCGGCAGCGTAGACATCTGGGGCCGCTGGAGTAGAAGGCAGACCTGATGCCACAAGACCGCCTTGGTTTGCCAGATACTGCGAGGTTACATAGTATGCACCCCCAGTAGTTCCTGTAATGGATGGGTAGTAATTGACAGTTCCTGCAATTTGTCTAAGTGTTGGTGCTGGGGAAAGCCCAGTAGGTAGCACCCACGCACATAGATAGCGTCCTGCCGGGATCGTTACGTTTATTGTGGCTGCTTGTATTCCTATGGAGTCAACTGCAACGGTTCCCGCATCCACTACTAGGGATGTTGGCCTCCAAGAAGCATCTGCGTTGTATATCCCGATACGCATTAGAGAGCCTGTTGAGCCAGCAGTAGTAATAACTTCGCAGGCAAGTCGGTCAAGAGTGGCTGTTCCTTCAAGGAACCAAGGCTCAAATTGCAAGCGGCCCTGATTTGAGACAGCTGCTGCTGGCCCACTCGTTGTCGTAAATGGTCGGAAGCCCGGTATGCCGTATGTCCTGACCCCTCCCGGAGCGATAAAGGCAGCAGAAACGCCGGAGGTACTGCTGAAACGTGCATCGTCACCTGCCGCAACAGTGCCAGCAGTTGTGCCGACGTTCAGGAGTGCCGCACCACCGAGACCTGCCGCTAACTGGTATTGAGGGTGGTCATCATCGGCAAGACCGGCAAGCAAGCCGTGATCCGTAACCGTCGTTCCTGCGCCCGTAGAGATTGCTCCACGAATATCGGACACCTCAATCAGCTTGGCACTTGGATCGTTTGTATATGCTGTGGCACTTTGAAATGCAAGCTTCCAGAGCGGTCGCATCTCCACGATTGGAAGGTTGGTGAGAGTTAAATCTTCCCACCCAACGGAACGTGTAGCGTTAAGTGAACCGTATGAAGCCTGCCCAAGAATAGCTATGACGGGATAATTCAAGTTGTTTGTTGCGATGATCCACATCAAACCAAACTTTGTATTGGCAACCTGTTCGGTTGCCCACGTTGAGCCAGTCAGGAGGTTGTATTGGATGCGGTCTGCACCCTGCTTTACCGGATAAGTAGTCGGAGTGTCCATCACCCACTGGGTACCGGACATATACATCACGGGGATCTCTGCCGGTGAGGCTAGTTTCTGTTCCCAAGTATTCGCCGTAGGAGTAGCGCTTGAAATGATCTCAACTTCAAGATCCTCGTCGAAGAACGTGCCGCCACCGAGTGCCACCTGCGCATCCGCAGCTAGGTCACCATTTCCAGCAGTCGTATAACCAGAAAGCGAGAAGCCTGATGCTAGTGCCGCACCTCTTGTGCGATGCAGGTATTCGTGAGTAGCCCAGTCAAGGGTGATGCCGTGGCGTTCGTCAGCGAAGAACTCAGCCTTGCCGGTTGTAGCGTTGTAATAAACGTAGGCGGTTGGGGCCTGAGATTCCCATACGAAGTATGAAGTTTGATAACCCAACGCACCAGCTTCAAAGAAGATGTAGTACAAGCCTGTGGTATTTGGGAGTGTCACTTCCTGAGCGGAAGAGATGGTGTACTCGCTACCGGCGCACCAGACCTTGAAGGAACCACTCACGGGGGTGATAGTGAACTTGCGAGTCCCGTTGTTGAAAGCGATTGTTGAGGTAGTTCGAGAGGGGAACCCATTTGGCTCACCCGTCGCTGCTGTGAGCGCTGTGATATCTGCATCTGATCCGGGAGGACCAGTTTCGCCGGTGTCGCCTTCAGCGGCAATCAAAGTCCAGAAATCACTTCCCACAAAAGGAAGATCCCCAGTATTTCCGCCGTTAGCGCCAGTCCGGTACCACGTTTGTCCGCCATAAGTTGCAATGTCGCCAATAGCGTAAGACGTTCCGTCACCGTATGGTCCGGTGAAGTTCCAAAGAGCAGGAGTTCCGGGGATACCGGGGTCACCTTGGATACCGGGGTCACCTTGGATACCCGGATCGCCCGGATCGCCCGGATCGCCCGGATCACCTTGAGCACCCGGATCACCTTGAGCACCCGGATCACCTTGAGCACCAACTAATGACGCTAACCACGCAGCCTCATTGCCAACGAACCCCTCTTCGACAGCAATTTCATATGCTGACAAGCCAGAAGTCCCCGTAAGATCAAAAGCGTCGATAACAGCGAAAGCTTCTTCAGCAGTACCAACATACAATCCGGCGTTTTCATAACTGAGCGTACCTGTGAATCCGGTATAAGTTCCAATCTGAACTTCGGCACCAGTCAGCGAATGGGGTATAAAACCAGTAGCAGCCGCAAGCGGGTCAATAAACCCACCGAGGCCAGCACCTTCATTAAAGCCAACCCACAAAGCTGGGGTAAACAAGCCAGCACCACCGCAGCCAACTGAAACTACTTGACCGCCAAGAACCTCAACAGGTTCAAAATCAACGTCACGCACAAGAGCGTAAACAGTTGGCATCTCATCACCGACAAGCATCAACAAAACATGCTGGTTGGGATCTGCTTCCCACAGATCAGAGTTCACATACGACTGTGTAATCGTCCAGCGTGCTGGGCAATCGTAGACAGCCCACTCAGAGTCTTCTGCCAGTATCGCCGGAGCCGAGGGCAAGTACTGCATCAAATAGATGACATCACCCGGCGCAGGAGTCAAGGAAGGGGTCATTAGGACAACAGCAGCGGCTACGCCTCCACCGGCTGGGCCGGTAGGACCAGCAGGTCCTGTAGGACCGCCTTCTACGATGATAGAGAGGCCACCATCCTGCTCGTCTACCAGCGGAATAGTGTCATCAGGGAGCAGTGGATACCGCTCACCATCGTCGCTAGTTACTGAGCCTAGAGATGGGCCGGTAGAGTCGTCCTCCGGAATAAGCGGATATCTAGGCACGTTAGACCTTTAGGTAGTAATGGACCTTTAGATGCTTTGGTGTTACATCTAATGGACTGCCGGAGCCTACACCAGACTCGGTAGGCATCGTATGGGAGTGCTCTCCGGATGATGCTGCAGATGTAGCGTGGGTATGGCCCACCACTGTCGCTACCGAATGGCTATGGTTACCGCTCTGAGGGATAGTGACCCCAGTAGGTTCAAGTGTGGTGTAGAGAGCGGTATCTACCGTCCATGTGTGGCTCTTATCACTAAAGTGACCGTCTAGCTTGTTATTACCGCCCCACACAGTAGCCACAAAGTTAACCTTTGTGTTATCGCCATAAGGGTTAGCACTATGAGCGTGACCATCATCGTTTACCGGGTGACTGTGGAGGCCACCACTGACACTGTGAGAATGGCCACCTGCGGCAGCCGATGTGATGGTGTGAATGTGGCTACCTGCGACGTTAGTAGACAGTTGCCCCTCTACTAGGGAACCCTCGAAGTGCTTATGAGAGGGTAGCTGGGCATTAGATATGGTTACAGCATTATCTCCAATAACTGCGGGTACCCCGTTAAGGGACCCGATAGCACTACCAGCTAGGAACGTGTTGCTCAGGTCTGGCAGGGTCCACTGACCTGCCCCGACGTTATGCCAGCCCTCAAAGTTACTCCCCATGGATGCGAGTCTTCCTACATCAGCGTCTGCGTAGGTTGCGCCGAACTTAAGCCACCCTGCACCCATAAACGTGGTGACAGCCGTTCCCTCTAGGAGTGAAGCTATAACGGTTCCCGGAGGGTATTCATCAGCATATATCTCTGCCCAAGTACCGCTTTGCAGGTAGGTAAACTGTTGGCCGTTTGTACGGCTGTAGATATCTCCGGGGTTTCCGGCTACGGCTGGCTCTGCACCCGGATGGGCGGAACCACGCTTGAAGTTAGATGATGTAGCTACCCCGTCTACTGTAAGGTTTCCTGAAACGGCAGCATTACCTGTTACGTCAATACCCGTACCGGCGGTAAGCTTGCCGGATACGGTTACGTCTGTACCGTCCGAGGATATGGATGAAGTCCCTCCCCAGCTAATGGTTCCAGCGCCTGTAACTGAGAATAAGGGTAATCCGGTATCTGGGTCACTATTGCGAATAAAGGTAGATACCCCAGATACTGACCCCTTTGCCCCATTGAGCAGAAGGTGGCGCTTATCAACTATGTCACTAGGATCTATAACCTCAACTTGCGAGTCGATAAATACTGCGGCCAGCACGATAAACGTATCTGGTATGAATGCAAACTTAGGCTCAAGAGATGGGTCACCTGCGATGTGGGTGAACCCTGCGGACTCCGTGTCATAACCTACGAGATCAAACCTAGGGTATGTATCGCCAATACTGAGGGTGACTGACCCACTAGTACTCATAACGATCTCACCATCGATGAGGAAAGCTCCGGCAGTTATGGAGATTGAAGTATCCCCGCCATCTCCGCATACCCCGCCGGATAGCACGCCGAACGTGTTATTACCGAGGATAGAGAAATCCCCGGCATCTGGCTCAGCCTGTAAGGAGTTAACTCCATCACTAGCGTTTGGAATGATGTAACCAGAGCGGTGAGGCATGTGTCTACCTTAGGCGGTTATTGGGACCCATGCCTGAGTAGGACGGGATGATATTAGAACCGTAAACGGGGAAGGAGACGCTGGGTCAATTTCTGGTGGGGTCGCCGTAACCGACGCTACAGGTTCGCCCTCAGGGGGCGAGAACAACAGTCCTACGATCACAGGTTGAGCGACTAAACTGCCATCACCCAGTGTAAATGAATGGCGTGCTGCTACTGATAGCGGCGTAGTGTCTGAAGCGATCTGAGCACTAGGGCCAAATAACGTAAGCAGACTAGTGTCGAACGGGTAGGTACCTAGCGCAGCGATGACGCCCGGACCGTACGCCGTTACAGGTGTTACGGTGGTATTTGGGGTAACCCCAGTGATGACGAAGTTTGTATTGGATAGCTCTAAGGTTGCTAGTACGTCTAGCTCCCCAGAGTAGCTAGCAACAGCGGTCTCGAAGGTATCTATAGCGTATGTCTCAAAGGAGTAGGACCAGAGGTCTGTACTCTTTCCAGAACCTCCGCCTGTTCCGGTCACTAGGGCAGGCATCCATACAAGGACCTGCGTGCCTGCTATACCCCAGTCGTCATGCGCAGGGAATGTCAGGGGTCCGGGAACTATCTCTATCCACTCGTCAGGACTATCTTCAGAGATAGCCGTTGCGAAGTTCCGAAGTGTTTGAGCAGTAATATCACCGTCGGTATTATCCGCAAAGTTACCGGTCTCTCCTGTCCAGTCGGCGCTTAGTCCCATGAACTACCCTCAGTCGCTATTCGGCGGTGTCGGCAACAATAACTGGATCTGAAGGAGCCGATTCTGGACCTTCACCAACTACGCTCGACGCTGTCACAGTGAAGGTGTATGTATCACCGTCAAGGAGTCCAGTATATTCGAGACTGGACTCATCTCCGTCAGCAGACTGGCCTTCAAGGTCAACTAGGACCCCCTCATCATCGTACGCCTTGACGATGAACTCAGTAACTGCCCACGTTGTGCTAGTAGCCGTGAGCGTACCATCGTAGTCCCAACTAACTAGCGACTTGAGTAGCAGATCGTCTGATCCTGCGACGTTCGTCGGAGCCTCAGGAGTATCTAGCCTAAGCCAACCAAGCAAATCTCCCCCCCATGCGTACCGCTTTCCGGTAGGGAGTTCAACGTACTGAGAAGGACTCCATGCTGAGGTATCCTCACCCGCAAAGTCGTTATCTTCGGAGAAGCGCTTAAGCTCCTTCAACGTAGATGGGGTAAGGCCGGAGCTAAAGGTAGCAGGAGACCCGGCAGTTACCACGTTAGCTAGCGGACCCGGAGGGGTATCCTGCTGCTGACGCTGTCCTTGGTTGTATATAAGGCTGTGATGTACGGATGTACTCATTAGTGCCAAATCCTTCCAGTGCGCTCTAGTTCTTCGGCAATGGTAACCGGAACTCGGTACTCATGGCCTGCTTCAAAGGTATAGGACTGACGCTTTCCACCGCCGACGTAGCTCATATCCTCTATGTTCTCATTTACTCGGACTACGACCATTGGGTTGCGCCTTGCGTAGCTGGCTGGAACAACCTCTTCAGGTGCTCCAACAGTTACTTCTTTACCAGTTAGAACCGAATTCAACGTACCAATTCGGTCAAGATCAGCGCCTTCAATGTCCTGAACATCAACCACATTAGCGGGCTTAGTTCTGGACGTGGCGTTCTGCTGACGGGGTGTAGCCATGATTAATCTCCTGAATGTCGTGTTGTTCTACATGTGGTAATAGGAGGGGGCGAACCCCCTCCTATCAAAGTGCTTAGTCTTTATCAGACGTTGGTACGGATCTTGACGACTGCTGAATCAGTCACCAGACCAAATCCCCAGATGGAGTACCAAGCGAGTGCGTGCTCACGACCGAAGTCGAGGACACCGCCATCACGCAGTTCCACTGGGAGGGAGATAGCGTGACCGAATGCATTGTCACCAAGCATAAGAGCCTCGTACACATCCTCATTAGCAAGGTTAGTGTTGCTGGCATCCCATTCGCCCTTAGCTACAGATGCGACATAGCCCGCTGGCCACGACTCATCCCATGCTGGGACAGCTACGTCACCGGGGGCTGCCTGAGGCTCTGCAGTGCTCGTATCTGAATCCTGCGGGGTACCTGAAGCTCCGGGGCTTTCGAGTGGATCAGAACCCGGGTTGAGGGGGTCTGTACGCCAATCAAGAGGCTGACCATTGTCATAAGTGGTATTGATGTAACCGTCTTGCACGCCATCGATAGCGCTAGTTGCAACAGTACCAACCTGAGTGGTCTCAATGAACACCACGTCGTAGAGACGACCGATCTCACCGAGCATGAAGTTACCGGGAGCGGCGTACTTCGTGACTTCAATGAATTCTGGCGTATCACGGAGCTGACGGCTCTGGGATGGGTGGATAAAGCACACATAGGTCTCGCCCAGACGGGGGATGTTCTTTGTGGACAGTTCCAGTACCGCATCTTTGATAGCTGCAGGAGTCAGTTCGTACTTAACCTCGTTGTTCTTCAGCTCAGTAAGAGTGGCTGCCTGAGTACCGGGGCTGTAGATGCCTCGGCCCATGGTGAGATCCTGAGGAAGTCCGTAACCATTGACGACCGAAGTGGCCGACTGCAGTGTGTTACGGGCCTGATCATCCATGTAGAGCGCCATGTTACGACCGAGGAGGCGGGAGGCAGATGCCATCACGTCATCGAACGAAGCGTTCAAGAGAAGCTCGGACAGTGCAACAGCGAATCCTTGCTCAGCAACCGTAATACGGTACTGCTGGGCAGAGATGCCGTGGGTCTTCATGCGGATACCTTCAACCAACGCCCCTGAAGGGATCGGAAGGTTGTTGTAGCGCATGAAGTTGACGGTAAGACCGGGCATAACGCCAAGTTCCGTCTTCTTTACTGCGAACTGCTCAAAGCGCAAGACTGGCATGGCCTGAAAGAGGATCTCTTTCGACCAGACGGTCTGAATTGCTGGGGAGAGCATCGTGGAGCCAGCAGTTACACCGGCACCATAGCCACCAGTGACGTTAGCGCCAACTGCTGTGCCGCCAGCTGCCATATCACCGTATGCTGAACCAGCTACGCCTGAGGCGACTCGGCCTGTACCTGTAATTCCTGATCCCGATGGGATTTGAAAAGCCATTATGTATTACCTCCGTTAAGAACTTGAATTGGGGTTGAATTGGCGGGTGTGCCTACTACCACAGCTAGCCCCGGAAATTGGGACTTGCTGCACGGAGGAGCCGATCACGATGTTGGCGGTACTGTTCCATGCTCATATTGCTGATGTCATCAGCGGATAGGTTCTCGTACGACGATGATTGTTCCATTGGCCCCACGGGAGGGGCACCCAGTGGTGTCACACCCCGCATGGATTGGCGTTGCTGTGACGCAACGTCATTTATGTTTTGCATGATAGCTGAAGTACGAGCCTTCATTTCGTCAATAGACCGATCAATTTCTTCTAAAGAAGATCCGGTGATCAAGTCCCTCAACTCTGGGATGATGTATTCAGCATTCTGCTCAGTGATATTGCGCTTGTATTCGTCTACCTCACTAAGTCGTCTTTCTTGTTCAAAGAGTGCCCGCTCACGCTCGGCATTGGCCTGAATCTCATCCAGACGCTCATTGAACTCTTGTTCTTTGCGGGCCATAAGGTCACGGATTTCCATGCCTTCTTCTTCTACCCGGCGGGCTTCTGCGAGCAAAGCGTCTTTAACTTCCTGCTCTGCGGTATCACGGGCAACTTGGCTCTCGTGAAGTTCACTGATCTGCTTATCCATATCGGAGATTCGGCCATACAGCTTATTCTTCTCTTCAGATCGGACCTTCTCTACATCCTCTTCGGTGTAGTAAGTAACTCCGGGCTGCAGGTCTGGGAGATTCTCCACCAGCTGAATGTTGTTAGCTGATTGGTCTGCTACCTGCTGGGACTGACTCACTTCGCTACCAGCGACGAGTCCTCCTTGAGGAGAGGTGGGAGGATCGATACCTACAATGAAACCATTATTGGTATCAGATACGGTCTGTCCGGGGGACTGGTCTTGATCTAGAGACATGGTTAATCCTTAAACTAGGGAATGGTTCTACATGCTAACAAGGTAAACTTTACACACTTTATATCATAAGTAAAACCGTTCTGCGGTTGCGCCGTCACAAACAGCGAACAGGTCACCTATTACAGGATGTTGAGACTGCCCCAACCATCAGCATTAACTACCAAGCTGAGTGTCCCAGCTGCAGTTGTTGTTCCATGCTGGTTAGCCCAGTATTCCCCGACCTTTGTAAGTGATGGAGCAATAAATAGAAGGCGACCTTCCTGCTCCTTTACGTTCAGGTGGTGGAAATGACCGGCAATTAGAATATCAGCGTCAGCTAGGGCCGGAATAGCTCTACCCATAGCATGTTCTTTCCACCAATCCCAGAGCGTAGGTACTGCACCATTCTTGGGTTTAGGGGCATGACCATGAGTAAACGCAATGGTTTGGCCGGAAACGTGGATAGCTACAACTACCTCTTCAGCAGCTAGCCGGAATCCGACGTTGTCTAATCCTTCAGAAGCAGCGACTATTTCAGCCACCTGTTCAAAGACTGCAACATCATCGTTATCATTGACAGTGGTATATGCCTTACCGTTCTTACGATTCTCGCCATGATTACCCGGTACTGCGGCTACCTGAACCTGAGCAACATGCTTTGCGGTCTCTTTGATGATGTCACGCAATCCTCTGCGCACAACTCTGACCTGTTCACGGCGATCAAGTTCCACCCGGTAAGTCTGAGAAGGGTAGAAATCACATACGTTCTCAACGAGGTCTCCGAGGCCAGCCAATACCACGGTGCCGATGGAATGACCTGCCCGCCTATGGTCTGCTAGTTGCTGGGAGATCTTCTCCGGTAACGCCGCAATCGCTTCGATCTGCTCACTTACCCCACCGAAGTCACCGTTGCCGCATTGCCAATCAGAGAGCGCTACTACAAGTGTTTCCGCACCTTCTTTACGCTTTGACTTAGCGGGCCGGTGTTTGCGGGCATCGACATACAGTTGCTCTAGGGAGAGATCACTCTCTCGTACAGCAGCTACGCGTAGCCGGATGTTGGCCCTGTAACTGAAACAGATAGCAGAGTAGGCCCCCCCGCCTATTTCGTCACGCTTCCAGCCATCGTAACTGCACCACTTGATACTATCTCCGACGATCTCATACCTTGCAGGGTCCATGCCCCGCTCTTTAAGCAGGTCATCCCAGTTCTCGGGAGGAGATTCCAGCGTGCTTGTGGTGATTGTCCCGTTGACGCCTTCCCACGTCACTCCCGGTTCCCATCCCTTAGGGATGTGCTTATTACGTTGAGGAGGTTCAGCTAACTGGGCATCCTCTAGAGCTTTGAGGTGATCAGGGAGATTCACTCGAAGCAACTACATATTTGGTTACGATGCTTATATAGGGAGTCTGTTCCGATAGCTACTGAGGACGCCTTTAGTACGAGCTGTATCCGCCGTACCGAGATTTCCTTATTAGCCAGTAACCGGGTCAGTATCTCACATGCTTCGGGGTCACTGTCCGAAACTAGAGGTACCTTACAGCCCCTGATCGGGTCTACGGTCTCTAGCTCGGTCAGCCTACTTACAAGAGTTTCAGCCATAATCCGCCCTATTTCTTATGAATTACCCTACAAGTTAGCTCTTAAGCAGCTTGACTACTCTTCACTAAATTCAACTCTAGCTGGGGGAGTGAGTCCGTAAGCGTGCATCATGATCTCGTTGGCAAGATTTGGATCTACTGCAGGTGCCATTCCAGTGGGATTACCATCAGCGTCTACCTGATCCATACCCGGAAGGATGAGGGGCTGGCCGTCAGGTGTCATACCTGTAGCTTGAATGACGAACTGAGCAATCTGGGCATTAGTTAGATTAAGAGCACCCTGCTGCTTCTGGTCCTCTAGAAGCTCCTCGAATACCTCTCGCATCTTCTGGTCCGGGAACATCTCCCCAAGATCCTTAAGAGCGCCTCGCTTAGATTCGATACCCAGAGTCATCTTGGCCTGAATCTCATTCATAACGATAAGACCATCTAGCGGAAGAGGTGAAGCCCATTCAACTGTGCTGCGGTAGGTCGCAGGGTCTGCTGGGTCTAGTTGCGGGTACTGGTCAGGGCGAAGATTAACTGCCGCAATCATAGGATTGAACATAAGATCCTCAGGCTCGTGCTGAGCAGCTGTCCTAATGATTAGTTCATTTATCTTCTTAAACAGCTTGGTGTACTGGATCTTCTTCATCGTATGACGCTGCATAAGTGGGAAGAACTGCATATGCAGTGATACGCCAGAGGTGTTAGAGATCGGCTGGAGCTGACCAAGGGCCGTCATCGGGACACCCATCATCTCGTGCATGGATGTCTTGAGTAGTTCCATGTACCCGAGAGGGCCGTTTAGGTTGGTATCCATGGACAGGTTCTGAACTCGGGCGTCCTTATTGCCGATAGTCCAGACCTTCTTAGGACCCTTCTCTAGGTTAGAAGCCTTTGCGCCAGTTACCACAGTTACAGGCGCAGCGTGGTAGTTAATGATGTCCGAGACTTCTGTAGCCTTCTCGTTGTATTCACGGTTTAGGCCAACAATGTCCTGAATGTCAGATAGTCCCCATGGACTAGATGCAACTGGGATGTTCGTACAATGGACGATAGGGATCTGTCCGAGAGGGTTAGGGCGAGAATCCACTAGCTCGTCATTGATGAACTCCTCAATATGGGAGTCAGTAATGATCTCAGTGAACGTGTGGATCTGTCGAGTACCGTCTGCTGCGGTGCCCCAGAACTTATACTTGAGCTTGAACCGGGTAAACCGTGACCGGTCGTGGGGGTGGAACTCAGGGAAGCAGTGAGCAGGGTTCAGTGGGAGAACACGAATCCGACCAGCTACTGGCTGACCGTTAGGGTCCTCGTACGGGTGCTCATACGCAACCTTTACGAATACGTCCCCAGACACGGTGCCTAGTTGGCCGATCTCCCACATCAAAGTGCGGCGGTCATTATCATCGTCCCAGACCTTCTTGAGGAGGTGAGGGATGATCCCCGAGGTGGCCTCAGGTGACCCGAAGTGAATCGATGACCCGAACGAGAAGTTGATGAGGTAATCAGCCAGCGCCTTGGTGTAGTTGAACGTCAGCTGAGAATCGCCCATTTCTCGGCGGTATGCCCAGTGATGACCGAGATACCATGCCCAGTTAGATGCGTACCTGCTCATCCGAGGCCCGTGAACCTCAAACTCCTCATCAGCAAGTTCCACTAGTCCTAGCGGGCTAACGGATACCGTCAGATCAGATGCAGCAGCTCGATAAGACGGTGGGAAGAATGAGGTCATGTTAGGAGTCTAGAACAATTCGGTTTGCTGGGGGTTCCCCTGAGATTCCCTCTTTGGAATGATA